GTCGTCAGCGCAGTCATCCGACCATGCTCTCGACTCGAATGTAAGGCGCGATCAGCGCGGCCCGGCTTTTGAGCAGGATGCTGTTGAGCCGGTACGGGCTGGCCTGCATGTCGAGGCCGACGGACTCGCCGCCGGCTGCATAGCGTGCCTGGAATATGTCAATCCCGATGCCGAGGGTCGCTTCCTTGAGGGCTGCGGGCTCAGCTGCCAATGCCGTCGCGGTGATGACGGAGGACACCACCGCGACGGCTGCCGCTGCCACCTGGTCGAACGGGTCCGCCGCATAGGTGAGATCCAATGCGGTAGCCAGTTGCGTTCCGGTGAGCAGCGCCATGGTTTACGGCTCGACCAGGCGAACGATGCCGTTGGGGAGGTAGGCCGCGGTGACGCCGTAGCCGTAGATGGCAATGTCACGACCGAGCTGGCCGACGTTCTCGGCGTTTGCGAGGCGGGGTCCGTCCTCGATCCACCGTGCAGCCTCGCCGTTGGTGACGATGGCGTGCCGTGCGGCTGCGCCGTCGAGCCACTTGGCGCGAACGACCCGGAGGCCGGACACGTTCACCTGGAGGGTGCTGGCCGTTGCGACGCCGGACACGTTCTGGACCGAGTAGGGCGCCGGGTAAAACGACTCCCACCCGCCAATTTCGATCATGAGGGCCGTCGAGGCGTACACGATGGACGCCGGCATGCCGGTAGCGTCCTCGCACTCCATCGACGCCTCGAACACTGCAGCGCGGAACACTGCGCCGGTCGTATCTGCGCTCAGGTCGTAGGTGACCGTCCCGGCGCCCTGATTCCAGATATCCGAGGTGAACTTGCGATCAGTAACCGTCGAGTAGCTCGCCGCCATGATGCGGTTGTGTGCGTCGAGGTAGGACGGCTGAGACCGCTGCAGCAGCTGGTAGGAGATGTCCGAGCCGGCGGCGTAGGTCCCGAGCGACGCGGTGCCCTTGAGGATGCTGATCTGGACGCTATTCACTTCGTCCTTCTCATTGGCCTGCGCCTCGACGATGTCGGTCAGGACGTTCTCGCTGTAGGGCCAGTTGATATCGAGCCCCACGGTGCCTGCTGACTGCGGGCCGCCGACGCCGGTGATGACGGGGCGACCGGAGTCGATGATGCCCCGGACCTGCTGCAGCCACACGGGCGGCATGACGCCGGGGTTGTCGCCGGTGACCTGGTCGAACAGGGCCCGGGACTCGAAGCCCTCGAGGACGGCCTTGCTGTACTCGCCGTAGGAGCGGAACTGTGCGAGCGGGTGGATGGGCTCGGAGACGTGGACGACGGACTGGACCTCGCGGCGCAGCTCGTCAATGGCCTCGCGTGCCTGGATGTCTGCGACGACCGCCGGGGCGGCGTCCTCGACGGTTTCGACTGACATTGCATCCTCTTCTCTGATTGAACCGACGCCGGCGCTTGAGTACGCCGGCTGATGGGTGAGACTCACTTCAGCCAATGAGGCTTTGGTGTACACGATCGCGTTTTTGCCTTGGGTCCGCTTGGACTCGAGCGGGGCGAAACCGACGGACAGGCCGCGGCTGGATCCCGTCCGCATGAGGGTTGCCGCATCACGCCCGAGGGAAGTGTTGACGACGTCGAAATCGATGTACAGGCCGTCGGGCTCGTTGCTGGCCGCCGTGATGACGCCGATGGGCTCGTTGTGCCGGTAGGCGAGAGGCTTGCCGATGACTGCAGCAGTATCGAACGCACCAGGCGCGAACGATTCCCGCATCCCGTCGTACTCGATCTCGACGCCGTAGGGGACGGCCATGCCGTAGCCGGTGCCGATGATGTCGCCGCCGTCGTCCGCACGGGTGTGCAGTAGCAGCGTGCTCGAGGTCGTGACCGTTCTCATTTATCCGCCCATCTGTACGAGGCTCGTCGGGGTGAGTCCGAGGGTGTTGAGGTCGATTACGGTGCGGGCCTCGTCGGGTGTGAGGACGCCTAGGGGGACGAGTTTCTGGACGAGGTCGCCGAGGTCGCTGGCGTTGCCGCGCAGGAACCCGCTTGTGTCGAATCGCACGGCGTGACCTCGAGGAGTGACGTCCGGCATGCTCAGCCGGTGGGTGAGCATGTCCATAACGGGTCGCAGGCTGATGTCGAGAAGCTGCCGATAAAGGTCGACGCGGTTGGAGTATGTGAGCGACGATCCTGACACGCTGGCGCCGACCCACACGGGGTCGAGGTTCGCGATGCGCGCTATCCCGATGGCGGACTCGTTGCGGGCCTCGACGAGGGCGAGATCGCGGGCGGACCAGCCCATGCCCTTGGCCTCGATCGCGCTGTTGAGGTAGGCCGTGGCCCTGTTGCTCCTGGCTTCTTCCCATGCGGTCAGGAGCGCGTCCACTGTTGCCGCTGGAAGGTCGGCTCCGGTGTTCTTCAGGACCACGGTAGGCATGGGGTACTCGCTGTAGTTCAGCGTCGCGGCCTCGAGGGCTGCGGCTGTGTTGATCGCAGCGGCACCTGTCGACAGCCAACCGCCGAGCCCGTCGCCGTAGAACTTAATGACGTCGCGGGCCGGTACCGGGCTGCCGATGTAGTAGAACGGATCGACGGGCGGAAACTGCGTGTTCTGGTTCGCCGTCGAATGCGTGGTGAGGTCGGATACGTCGTCAACGTCCATCACCTGGATCTCGCGAGGAAAGCCGTCCCACGTCCGGTCGACGACCAGCCAGTAGGCCCGATCGTGGAGCAGGAGGTTCTCGACGGTCCTCGCGATAACGGACGTGTACGGCAGATAGGACGAGGGGCTGACGAGTACCTGCGCGGTTTCGATTGGTTCACCCGCTCGGTACGTCCGCAGGCCGAAACCGCTGATCGTGTGGGAGTACGTCTTCATGGCGTCAACGAATGCGGGGACCTGCAGCGCGGCGGCCCTCGAGGTTCTGAACGACGACCCGGCGCCTTGGATCATCTGCAGCAGCGACGTCCCGGCGCCCTCGCGCAAAGCCACAGACGGCCCGCCCTCCATCGACCTTGGGGGGGACGGAGGGGCGGACCATCTCGGACGGGGAAACGCCACGGGGCCATATTACAGGTTTATAACGATTGTCAAGCACGTCGGCGGCTATGAATGATTGCTGTCGGGCGTTGGCGCTTCGTTGCCTGGGCAGCGGCGAACATGACAGCACGCGCCGCATACGACGGGCCCTCACCCATCGCGCTCGACAGAACCCAGCCGGCGTCACGCTTGCTGATCCTCGACGCCGCGAAATGCTCCCGCAGGACAAGGCCCCCGTCGTGAAGGATCGCCCGCCGGTCAAATAGGTCGAGCAGGGCCTGCGTGCCGGCGACGGCCTCGCGCTGCCCCACCAGTTCGTCGAATCGTTCGCCGAGCCGGTCGACGTAGCCGGGGGTGACTAGGACGAACAACTGAGGATGCTCGGCGCGCAGCTGCGCTAGGCGCTCGTCGACCTGCTTAATGGTCCGCATAGTCGACACGCGCACGACCACGCGCTCGTCCTCGAGGACGCCAGCCACCGCGACGGCGTGCCCTTGCCCGTCGAACGCCGACTCGACCGCGACCGTCCATGTGCTCGACTCCGGCAGGTCGACGTCCGATGTCGTGTCGGCCCATTGGCTGTCCTTGAGCCAACCGCCCGACTTAGTGACCCATTGGTTGCACCACTCGCGCCTGAAGCTTGATTCCTCGATCGTCGAGTGCTGCCGTGCGACGAACGCCTGCCGCTTCTCAGTCCACTCGGGCGACGCCCACGCCCAAGTGTCCGGGTCGTCGGGGTCGGCGTCCGCTGGCGCCGACCACTCGAGCAGCAGCGTGCCGGCTGGCGCGTCGAGCTGCTCAATCGCCGCCGATCGGTACTGGATCATTAGGTCGCTCGACGAGTCGCCAGCCGTCGACACCAGCCACAGCTGAGGCTGCTCACGCTCCGACATCGTCGGCATCACGGCGTCATCGATGACGTTCCGCTGAATCTTCCAAGCCTCGTCCGCGAACACCATGGAACAGGAGTACCCGACGCCGGCGCTTTCGTTGGCCGCATGGATCAGCCAACGATCACCACTGGGCAGACTGATGCCGGCAGCCGTGTTGCCCCACCTGACTGTCCCCTTGCCGTATTTCTCCAGCGCCCACAGTCCTGCAGGTCGTAGGACTTCCATCGCCGTGTCGCGCTTGTTCGCCATGTGGAGGATGGTCTGGGGTTCGCCGAACAGGTCCGCGTGATGGAGGCGCCACATGCAGATCCCACGCGAGAGCCACGACTTGCCCGACTGCCTCCCCACCGTCAGGACCACGACCGACCACACCAGGCGCCCGTCCTCGTCGTGCTCGAGGGCCCGGTCCAGCGCGTGCCGCTGCCACCCCCGCAGCCTCATGCCGTACACCTTCTCCAGCCATTCGGCAGCCGCTCCACCGTGAGTCCCCCGCACCGTCGCAGGCGCCCTAGTTTCGAGTCGGGGTCTCACCCATCCATCCGGGGCGAACTCGGGCCTCTCAGGTGCGCCCTTGGCCTTCCCTGACCCCTTGGGGGGATAACCGGCGGGGGCTGAGGGGAGTGACCTAGGTGTGCGTAAAGAACGGGTTGGGTTCTTGGCGTGGAGTTTCTTCGCGAGGTTTGCTCCGTGCTTGCGGTTGCAATCGAGGTGCGAGATGCCGGCGCCGTCCATGCTGGGGAGCAGGTCGCCTGTCAGTGCTAGGGCTGGTTCATGATCGGCGCTAGCACCCCATTTGCTTGTCCTGGGCAGTGTCATGTCGACAGGCATGCCGCACCTGATGCATGTGGGATCACATGTCGCCATGACTTGAGCGACCCATTGGCGGTAGCCGGGGCCTCTGCGGTGGTTACTCATGTCGTCGGCCCGGTGACGGTTCCATGGTGGTTAAGTACTAACGGTTCGGGTGACATGGGTGTCACCCCTTCCCTCTAAGAGGGGGTGACATGGGTGTCAGGGGGGGAGTGACACGGGTGTCACCCCCGACGGTGATGCGCTTACGCCATGTCCACAGGTTTGTCCCCACCTTGTGGAGGGATGAACGCTCTATCCAGCCGTCGGCCTCAATCTCGCGTAGGCATCGCTGGACCTGTCGACCTGACACACCTGAGCGCCTGGACAGGCTGGCTATCGACGGCCAGCAATGACCCGTGTCGGTGTTGGCGTAGTCGGCTAGGGCAATCGCGACCATGCGCGTACTCGGCGACCAGTGCGCCGGCGCGAAGTCAAGGACGAGGGCTATGGCTTGAATCATGACCTTCCTCCAGTTCGTGCATGCTCACGGGCCTTGTCTCGTTTGCGTTGTTGGTAGATCGCCTCGCAGTCATTGCAGCGCCAGCGGCTTACGCGCCACACCATGGAATGTCCCCGCATGCATGGGCTTGGGTCGAAGTCTGGCGTGTTGAGCCGTGCTACTCCTGTTCTTTTGGGTTTGTTCCCTATCCGTTTGCCCCTGCCTCGTTCTGGCCCGTTCTCGGCTACACGGCACGGCTCGCAGTAATCGAGCACATCGATGGGTTCCTCACATGTCGCGCACCTCACGATGTCACCCAAGGGTCGTCCTCGATTGGGGCGCTTGACCTCGAGGCCGGCGGGGTAGCCGACTTCAACAGTGCGTCGATGATGACCGACGCCTGCGCCTTGCTTAATGCTCCGAGCCCATCGACTGGCAGCTCGAAGCCGAGGGACTGGCTGCAGTAGTCCGCTAAAACGGCTTCGTTTATGTGCTGTTTCGACATCGTCGAGCGCAGCAGGCCGACCTGTTTCGGGGTCGCCGGTGTGGCGCCTTCCTGCCGATGACCTCCCGAGGGCGTCCGGTAACTGCCCATGTCGGCAGACTTCGCTGCCACAGGGTCGTCCGCCCTGCCCTGAGCTGATCGCACCTCGTTCGCCGACGCGATGCCCTTGTTAACGGCTATCCCGATCGCGGCCAGTGCGCGCCCCCACGCGCTCGTCTCGCCGTTCATCAGTTCCGAGCCCTTGGTGTAGGGCGTGCGTCCTGGGATCGGCTCCCAAGCGTGTCCGATGCCAGGTCGTGCGTCATCGGGCGACCTGTAGGCGTAGGCCTTCACCACAAGCCACTGTTCGCCGTCGCGCATGACGTAGTCCCATTCCGACTGCAGTGACCCGGTCGGGTACTGCTCGACGAATTGGCGAATGCGTTCTGAGACCTCGACGTAGTCCTCACGCGCCATATTCGATCCCCTTGCGGATGCCGTGCAGGGTCTCGGCGTGGACCGGGCCCCAGCATGCGGCGCATTCGGCCTCGAGGGTGGCCGCGATGCTGCGGGCCCTGTCGCGCTGGTCGACGAGTCGGTTGCCTTGCTCGCGTAGTGCCTTCACCATCGCCTGGTATTCCGTGCAGATGGCTTCGAGGCGCTTGTTTCCGTTCGCCATCTTGTTTATTACGCCGAGCAGCTCGGCTATGACGAGGTCGGGCTTATCCTCGGCAGGCTTAATTTCGAACATCGTTTCCCCTTCCTGTCTACCTCTGGACAGTTGTTGTCTAGTGGTAGATATCTGGTGCTAGACACCTTTTTGTCTAGCGGTATACGGATTCTGTCTAGTGCTGTGCGGGTTTCCATGAGGGCGACCTGTCCACTGCTGTGCAGGTTGTGTCTAGTCCTAGATATCTAGGCCTAGACATCCTCTTGTCTAGTGGTAGACGGCTCGACGGATTCTGTCCTCAGGTAGGCCAGCCTCAGGGACTGCAGCTTCGCGATGACCTCGAGGCGGGCGTCCCATGTGAGCAGCGCAAACTCGCGAGGGCTGGGCAATCGCTGCGGCGCCTTCACTGCTGGTTCCTGACGTACTCGGCGTAGGCCGCATGCGCCCACTGATAGGCGGCGGTGCCCCGTAGGCCGTGCTCGTCACGCGCCTCGATCAGGTAGCCGGTGTAGGTCGGCTCCGGTTCCTGATGCTTTACCCGGTAGTGGACTGCATAGGCCGATCCGCCCCCGTGGCCGGTGGCTTCGCACAGCGTGCAGCGCCAGGAGTAGTCGCCTAGCACGGGTACGCCTTCACGTACTGGACCCACACGCGGTAGGTCGCCCTCGAGGAGTAGCGGGCCGAATGGTGGCCGCGACCGTTGATGTCCCACGGGTAGAAGGTGCGCCCGCCCTGGCTGATCTTGTACGCGACCGCCGCGTTGTAGGCCGGGTCGAGCAGCCGGATCGGATCCCACCACGTCGCCCGTGACCACGCCGACCTGTTCCACTGAAACAGCCCGTAGTCAGACGTGGGCGATATGGCTCGGGCGTGGCCTTTGGACTCGCGCATGACGATTCCGTAGGCGTAGCGCAAGGCCCGACCTCGAAAGCCTGCCGAGTGCAGGACGTTCACGACCGGGTCGGTGCACGTCGGCGCCAGGTGAACAACCGCAGCCAGTGCGGCCTCGGCGATCATGCGGCATCACCACCGACCGGCTCGAGGACTGTGACAGTGCTTGAGACCCGCGTCCGCCGATACTCCTGGACTGCTCCTGCGTCGAGGCGCCTGAATCCTCCGGGTGTCCGGTAGGACGGCAGCTGCCCCTCGTCGGCCATGCGCTGGACGGTGGACTGGCTGAGGTCGAGGACCTCGGCGGCCTGCCGTGTCGAGTAGGTGTTGTTGTCGGTCATTTCTTCCTCTCAATTAGGAAAGGGCCCCCGTGTGGGGGCCCTTCCGGTTAGTAGATTCTGCGGACCTCGAACCAGATGCAGCCGTCAACGCCTGCCTTGAGCAGCTCTTCGCCGGCTTCCTGCGCCTCGGCGAAGGTCTCGAAGCCGATGGCGGACTTGTCCGGGTAGGAGAGGACGGTCATGCGGACGTTTCCGCGCTTGCTTAGGTTCTTGTAGAAGATGAAGAACATAATGCGTTTCCCCTTGTCTGGCCGGTCCTTGTGACCGACCTAGACACTACCTTATCAAACTATTCAATGTTGTCAACCTTGTCAGGTGTTTCGGGGGCGCCGATCCCATATTGCTTCGTGAGCGGGGTGAGCCATGCGAGTGCGACGGTGGTGAAGGCGCCGAGCAGGCTGGCCGGCAGGGGGTCGAGGTGCATCGGCAGTTCGGTACTTGCCCAGGCGATGAGCGCCCCGATCAGCAGCAGCATCAGGTGTCGTGCCTCTGGCGACAGTTTGTCGAGCATGGTCAGCCTTCCTTCATGTGGTGCTGCAGGTGCTCGTCCGCGTTCCGCTCGAGCCTGTCCAGGCGTCCCTCGATCCGCAGCAGCAAGTCATATTGAGACTTTCCGCCGTTGGGGCGCTGTGCCTTTGCCTGTCCCCTGATGACCAGCGCGACGAGGCTGATAACAGCGATGAGTAGGCCGATAACGGTTGTGAACATCTCGGTCATGGCTTGGGCTTGGCTGCTTTCTTGGCTGGTGCTTTCTTCGCCGGGGTGACGGTCGCATTTATCGCGCTCGAGGAGGTCGGCGGGTTGTTCGGGCTCTTGGGCGCCAATCCAACGCGGGGCAGCTCAAGGATCGCCAAGGGGAACGGCTTGCCGTCGTGCTTGGCCGGCTCGGCGAAACTGATGTGGATGTGGTGTGCATGCCCGAGACTCGGCGCGCTGCGCCAGACCCACATCTGGTTCGAGTAGGTGCCTGACGCAACGCGCCCCTCGTACACGATGTTCTTTATCCGCTTGTCGCCGCTGGTGCGCATGTACTCGAGCAGCTGGTCGGCGAACGTGTGCGCCGGCCAGCCGTCCTCGTCGAGATCGAGTGCCATGACGTAGCCGGACTTGTCGGGGTTGTGGTCCGAGATGCGTCGCTTGTGCGCCTGGTCACCAATGGTGCCGTCGCTCGAGCGATCGCGTTTCGGAAACCGCGTGTCGACCTGCTTGCGTAGCGTCTGGGCGGCTGCAGCCAATTTCCAGCTCATCGCGTCATCTCCTCTTCGCTCTTGAAACTCAAGGCGCAACTGTGATCAGTGCCGGGTACATGGCGCTGATCATGGCGTCAGTGAACCCGAGCGACTTGGCGTGCGCGATGGCGTCGGCGGCGTTCTTTGCTCCGGTCGCCGCTGCGGCCTGTTGTGCTTCCTGCGCTTTGGGCCATGCTGCGATGAGTTGCGCGTCGGTTGGCTTAGTCGTGTCGGATAGCCACGTCAGGCCTGCGTATTCATTGCCGTCGAGTGTCCATTCCTCGCCGGGGCGCATGTAGGCGATTGCTGCCGCGTAGTCGATCATGCCGAAACCTCCATGAGGGTTATAACCGATATTGAACGCGGGTAGGTGGCGTTATCGGTATCGGTAGCAGTCCTGTTGACGTACATAGTCTGTGTGCCACTCGATGCATGGCCGATGTCAAAGGCGTAGGCAATGGCTGCTGTAGTCGCCGGGGCATCGAGAAAATTAGCCGACGCTGTCCACGGGTAGGCGGCATTGGTGACCAGGCTTGACACTGTTGTCGTCCTCTTCCTGCTGCCTGCTGCGTCACCTATGCCGATCCCGGTTGCGTCTCGTTTCAAATAGAGAAAAGCGGCCATATTGGTTGCGCCACCGTCAAGGCTGCAACCGCCATTAATCGATGCCATCACAAGGATTTTGCTCGTAGCGGATAGCGGAGTGATTGAGGCGGATAGCCCAGTGATGGCTGTCGTGCCACCCGACGCAACGGAGGCCGAAAATGTGTCGGTCTTGGCCGTGGACACGACTTGTAAGATTTTTTGCTTGTTCGGCTGGAACGTCCACACGTCGCTGGCCGTTCGGATAAGCGTCCCTCCCTGATACTGGCCGAGTGCGGTGTTGTTGTTGATCGTGACCCCGGTGTCTGCGACGAGTGTCGTCACCCCGGCCCCGAGATTCATGATCCGCAGTTGAGTGCCAGTGACCCAAGTAACGGTGGCCTGCTTCGTGACCAACACCGTGTTTGCGCTCGCATTGGACATGGTCAACAACTTCGAGGCGTCCGCGAGGGCATAGGAGTAACTGCTTCCGGTCTGCGCATTCTGGACCATCGCAAGATCGGTCTTGCTCGCCAATGAGGTGTCGATGTAGTCGGCCAACGTCACCGACTTTGCCGGGTAGGCCGACACCAGGTCGGAACTTAGGACGAATGGGGCTGGCATGTTTCCTATCCTCTCACTACGCGACTAGATCATCAGGTATAACGACGTTGTACCACTGGACGGTCGGATTCACGGCGGACCAGATAAGCGTTGGGTCAATCTCGTTCCACTTCACCACCTGGTAACTGAATCGGGGGTCCGAGAGGCTCAGGACCAAACGGTGAGCGCCGGGTGTGTACGTCTCGGACCATCCCTCGCAGATGCCTATGTAATCGGCGACGGGCGCCGGCTGCGGCATGAGATCGATGTCGACCTTGCTGCCTGAGATGACGTCGAGCAGGCTGGCGCGCAGGGGGTCGGTGAGTGTTTCGACAAGGACCTCGACGGCCTGCACGGCGTAGCGCGGCTCGGACTGGGTGCGGATGATGTCGGATGCCCTGGACTGCGCGTCGGCTGCGTAGTGCAGTTTGGTGTTCAGCGTGAATGCTCGACGCCCGTGCGTGACGATCGACGCCGGGTCGGAGTCGGTCTCATTCTGATTCCCCGAGGTTCCGTAGATAACGGTGACGTCGTTGAGGATGGTCTGCGACGTGTTTCGCCACACTGGCGACCATGCGACTGCAGTGTGGGGCAGCTCGACGGTCAGCGGTGCCGTGTCGACCCGGTCATACACGTCGGCCCAGATGTAGGGGATATCAGCCCAGGTGTCTGTCGGATCGAGGTCGTACCAGTGGGCCGGGTTGTAGCCATAGCCTCGGCGGCTGTACGACTCCCACAGCACGGCGCCGTCAGGTAGGTCGCACAGTGTGCCGCCGGTCTCGGTGCCGAGGGCCGTTAGCAGGTCGAGCGCCGAATATCCGCCGTCGAGGGCGTCGAGTGCTTCCTGTGTCATCAGGGGGTCGCTGTTGTTGGCAAACGTGATGCCGGCGTCAGTCAGGATGTTCTCGACGCGGTCGTTGAGCAGTTCGCGTGCGTAGCCTGCGGCGCCGACGAACTTGAGGCCCAAGAGGCTAAGGTTCCCGACCATCGTGACGTCCAGGCGGGCTATGTAGGCCGTCGCGCCGATGCCGAGGGTCGGGCCGTTGGGGTTGAAATCATGGGTGAGGATGGTGTCCGTTACCCGGCCAGTGAACCGGGTCACGCCGTACGCCACGACCTCGACGACGTCGCTGATTTTTACGGGGATGGACAGGAAGCCGAGGAGCGTCATGCTGGCGTCCGAGGGTGCCGGCGCTGCCGTAATGTCGTTTCGCCCGTGCGAGACCGTGATGCGGTACTCGACGTTCTCGAGGTCGAGGGCTGTCCCGTTGACCAGGACTGTCGGGCTCATCCCAGCACCGGACTAGGCACAGGTATGCCCATTGAATAGCCGGCGCGAGCGTTGCTGTTGGTGATGATGCGCTGGACGGCTTGCGCTATCTGCTGCTCGGACACGACGACCTCACGGGCGGCTGTCTGCGCGGCGCGTTCGGCGGCTGCTGCCGTCTTGCTGGCCTCGGCAGCGGCGACGGCCTCTGCGACGGCCTGCAGGATTTCGGCCTTTGCCTTGGCGCCGATCGTGTTGCCCATGAGCTTGCCGATTGCCTTCAGCCTTGCTTTCTCGGTGTCGAGCTGGGTGAGGGTGCCGTCGACGAACCCCGTAGCCGCTGCGGTGCCAGCCGGGAGGAACTCTCCAGCCATCGCCGTAGCGGTCGTGTTGGCGAGTGCCGTGACCGATTCGAGCCGGCTGTTGAACGCCTCGACAAGGCCCTTGTCGAGCATTTCCTGCCCGAGTTTGCCGCCTGCCTCGGGGCCTAGGGCCGCTATCTGGTCGATGAGGCGCTTGTCTGCACCGTTCGCCCTTATCGCGGTGAGTACGTTGCCGAACCATTCGTGCTGCTCGATCTGGCGGTCGAAGGCGTCGAGCGATGATATGCCGAGCTCTGCGCCGGTCTCCTGTGCGGCGCCGAGGTCGATGCCGCCGAGGAGCTGCGTCGCGAGTGCGCTGGCGTAGTCCTTTGCGGCCTGCGTGTTCCGGTCAAGATCGGCGACCTGTGTGTCGAGGGTGCCTTTGAGTTTCTCGACGACGTCGCGCTGCAAATCGAATGCGGTGGTTAGAAGGTTCGTTTCCTTCGAGGTCGATCCCGTCGAGGTCGTGGTCTCGTCGAGGGCCGCGAAGTACTCCTCGAGGTTCCCGCCGTTCATCTTGACCACTGCGCCGTTGGCGGCTGCGATCGCATTCCACCTCGAGGTCGCTGCCGTGTTCTTGTCGACCTCGGGGGCGCCCTTGCCGAGTGCCATCGCGGTACGGCTTACCCCCGAGTAGGCGTCCTCTGATGAGCCGGCCAATTGATCGTAGGCGCCGCTAAGGTTCAGCAGCAGGTCGACGGCTGGGCCGATAACGGGGATTCCTTGCACCAACGTGCTGTTGAAGAACTGATTAGCCTTCGCGGCTTCAGTAATGAGGCTGCCGAGGTCGTCCCAGTTCGGCGCCTCGAGGAAGTTCTTCCCAGCTTTTGCTGCCTTGTCCGATGCCGTCACCAGCCCGGCCAGCTCGACGACTACGTCGCCTGCTGCCGACCCGATGTCCTCGAGGGCTGGCTGCAGGTCTTCCATCGCCTGCATCAGGTCGCCGGTCTTTCCTTCTGTCTTCCCGAGAGCGTTGAGGAATCCGGCGCCGAAACTCTCCTGGAGTTCCGAAAAGCCCACCGCGAGGCGGTCGAGTTGGCCCTGATAGGTCTGGCTGGCGGTTTGTGCTTGGCCGCCGAACGTGCGCGCTAGGTCCTTGGTGATGGTGTCCATATTGCCGGTTGCGAGCACGGCCTTGTCGATGCCGGCGCCGAGCTTGGACAGTCCGGCGGTGTTGCCGTCATAGGCCTTGCCTAATGCCTGGACTACTTGGTCAAGCGACTTGGTGGCGCCTTTGCTGATGTCCAAACTTAGGGACAGCAGTTGTGTGGCCTTGTCGGTGTCCCCTACCGAACGCACGAGGCGGTCGAATGCAGGTCGCAGGGCGTCGTCGGCGACGCCGGTCTGGCGTTGCATGGCGTCGATCATGGCCTCGACTGGCGCAGTGTCTTGGGCGAGTCCAAGGTTCTGCAGAGTGGTCGCCAGTTTCGCTGCTGCGGCCTCGTCGTCGACAAATGCCTTGACGCCGTCGACCCCGAACTGGACTGCGGCGTAACCGGCTGCGGCGCCGGCGCCGATCAGGGCAGGACCGAGCATGCCCGACAGGGTGTTCGTAAGGTTCCGGGTAGCGTTGCCAAACCGGCCTAGGTCCTCTTGAGCGTCCCTAAGTTTCGGGGTGAACCCCTTCAGGTCCATTGCCAGCGCGAGGTACAGGGTGCGGCTCATAGCGTGTTCCTGTTCCACTTCGCAGTAACGACCTCGGCGGCCTGCTCCCACTCGCGGAAGGCCTGCCGTGCGTACGGCACCCGGTTATTCATCCACCCTGTCCCGTCACCGAATGGCGGCCACTTGTTGCGCGCCCCAAGAAATGCGGGATAGCGGACCATATTGGTGCTGGCGCCTCCCGAGTATGATCGCCGGTCCTTGCCGATGAGCAGCGCCGGCAGCCGATCGGAACGCACCCGGATCGAGGCCGCCAACTTCGGTCCCCACTCGCCCGCAGTCAGTGCCGCATTCTTCCAACTTGGCAGCATGTGCCTAGTCGCGATGTCGACCGATGCGTGCCGCAGCTCGGCGCTGGCCTCTTTCGGAAGTTTCCGCAAGTCCTTTAGAACGGCGCCAAGGCCCTCAATGCGGAGGTCGGCTTGCTTAGCCACCGTTCAACTCCTCAACGATCGTTGCCAGCATTCTGGGCTCGTATTCGATTACTTCGAATATAGGCCGATTGATTCGCAGCGCGACCTGGACAACTAGACGGCGGGGGTCGCCGTCTTCGTAGGGCCCACATGCTCGCGCCTGTCGATGATGACCTTCTGTTCGCGTGCCCACTTTTTGACCGGCTTCAGGTCAAAGGGCTCAGGGTCGACGAGTGTGCAATACGCCGACAGCAGGTCGAGGCCCGCCGGGTATGCCGTGACCTTCGCCTTGTCGCACATGTCGCGGTAGTCGACGACGTGGATCGTGAGGACGGTTACCTCGACGGGGTCAGTGGCCCCGTCGAGGTACACATCGAGTACGTCCCACATCTACGCGAACACCAGGACGCCGGTCAGCTGCGCCGTGCAGGTCGCGACGCCTGTGGCGTCGAACGTGGTCTCGGCGGACTCGCAGTACATGGCAGCGCCAGTCCACTCGCCGGTCCCGCCGTCGATCACCACGGCGATGCTGGCGCCTGAGTCGACGACGGCCTGCAGCGCGGAGAAAACGCCCGCCGTGTCGTCGTACAGGAACGACAGCGACACGGCGCTGATCAGGTCGGTCTGACTGAATGCGTTGCCGTCGAGCGTGCGCGTGCGCGTGATCGTCGAGGTCGACGTCACGGTGCCGGACGTCACCTGGGCGCTGTAGTCGGTGGCGCCGACAGTCACGGTGAACGTGGCGCCGGCGATCGAGGTTGCTGGCATGGCCTAACCCTTCATAGATGCGGTGAGTGATACTTCGACGGTAATGATGGAACCTTGAGGACCGACGTCCATGAGCGTCGGCGGACCGATGCTCGACACGACGGCGTAGACCGGCAGCGCCCCGAGAATGGTGTCTATGGCGTCCTCGGCGTCTAGCTGCGCTGCGCTGTTCTTCCGAGGATTGACGACGACCATGAGGCGCCACTGCGTGCGGTAGGACAGGCGCCCCAGCCGCTCAGGGATGACCCATGGCGAGTCGGCCATGATCACGATGCTCGGCGGGATCGGTACCGGCGGCGTGCTCGTGTAGACCTTGTATCCGAGGCCGGTGAGCGCCGTGGTGATCGCCAGGCGCGCCTCGGTCGTCAGCGCAGTCATCCGACCATGCTCTCGACTCGAATGTAAGGCGCGATCAGCGCGGCCCGGCTTTTGAGCAGGATGCTGTTGAGCCGGTACGGGCTGGCCTGCATGTCGAGGCCGACGGACTC